GCACTTATTTCAACGCCATATTTTTCAAAAAATTCTCTTGCTTGGGCTCCTCTTCCAGCACCCACAGCATCATAGAATTCAAATAATCCTCTCTCACCACCATCAAGATTTATTTGTTGTGGTCTAGATCCTCCATCATCTACAAATAAGTAACCTCTATAAATGCGATCTGACATTCCTACATAAGCTATGCTAATGCTGGTAAGTTTACCACTTACACGATCACCTTGTTTTATCATAATATCATTACCTACAATATCAATTTCAATATTGCGACTAATAGTAATTTCTTTTAGTATATCTTTAAGTTTCATTTTTTTTAAGTTCTGGGTGGAATTTTAAATATATTTCTTTTGCATCAGGTTTTATTGATTCTCCATCAATTATTGCCTCAATTGGGTAAACTTTAGGATCATCACCAATCCAGTAGTTTATATTATAACCTCCGTCTTCTCTAAGTTCTACAAATAAACCTCTTTTATAATCGGTTTCTTCAGCTTGCAATATAACTCTTTGACCCCTGGGTAAGATAAAATCCGGCTGGATATTTTCAGAATTATCTTCAACTTCTTTTAATATATCTTTTAATTTCATTTTTTCTGAAAATCCGAGGATACACCTCCGGTTATAAATTTACCTGTAACTTTAAAGGGTTTAGGTGAGATTTTATCGTCACGTATAACTACACCTTCATGATCATTAACAGAACCCATCGGCGAATCTAATACATCTAATATTGCATCACCTAATTTTTCTGTTGCTAAGTATGTAGTAGCTCCCTGAATGGCTTTTTGGACTTCTTGCTCCGTACTAAATAATGAATCTACATTTTCACCCCCAAACACAGCAAAATATACTTGTTTACTTAATGCACCTACATCTTTTATAGAATCAGTTTCTTCAATATTCATTTTCAAACGATCAGTTTTAGGAATATTAGTAACACCATTTAACCATTGAGCTAATGTTTTAGTTTGGTCTCCCTCGGCAAAATCTATAGTGTATTTTTGGTTTAATGCAGAGCTAAAGTCTGGTTCTTTAGTAAATGTAGTAGGTACTGAACCATAAATTTCAAATCCTTTCTTTTTAGCAAATGGTTCTAACTTTTTAAGTAATTCTTCTAAATCAGCCTTATCATATAATTTTTCAGATGTTATTCGTTTAGTTAACATTTTACGAGCGCCTTGTACTTCTTTAGTTTCTACTTTTAATAAACCATGTATTGCTAAGAAATTTTTACCATAATCTTGTACGTTAGATTTACCACTAACATACTCCATATTAAACATAATGTTAGGGTCATCAATTAACCCTAATGCGTTTAATTCTTCTTGAATTGAAGGTAAAGCATCATTAAATATATCTAATACATTACCACCTGCTTTAATCATTCCGTGGCCTGGACCAAATCTATCTTCTAAGTCAGCTTTAGTAACGCCACGTAAATCAAGTGCCTTTTTTGATCCACGGTCCATGGCGAAGACGCGTTTTCCATCGAGATTTATTAATCTAATTGACGCATTTACGCCATCTATTTTGACACTACCGGGTGTTTTTTTAAGACTATTAGCAGCTTGTTCAAATGATTTAATTAAATCTTTACCATTATTTACATTAGGTAAATCAAATGGGTGTGCCATATGACCTGCAGCACCCCCTTCGTATAATAGTTCTTCAGTGATTACATCTGACCACCAATCTTGTGAAAATAATCTATGTTCGTTCACGTTAGTTGTTGTTTTTAATGTTTTAGCTAAAGTAAGTGCCTTATAATATTTTTGGTTTTTAGGACTTCTTTTTTCCATCTTTTTAAGGCGTGATATTTCTTTATTAATTAATGATAAAGGTATTTTTTCACCCTTAGGGATACGAAGTCTTTTTCTAACTGTACCTTGTTTTAAATTACCTGCTTTTTTACCTTTAGCAGCCATTTTTTCATAAGTATCTCCCTCATCTACTTTATCTTTTACTTTTATAACTCCTCCCATACCTGCAGTTTTATGGGGATCACAATGGTATTTATATGTTCCCGGTTTAGTAAACGTAAATGAATATGTCCAGCCTGATCCTACTTTATTGCCAAATTTTTCAGGATTATTTTCATCTTTCCCATTAACGTTATGAACCCCCTCTTTATTAATCCATTTAACAGTATCTCCAATATTAATCTTAAGATTTTTAGGTTCAAAAACTATTCCTTTTGCTATTACAGTATGGGTTGATTTTGCTTCTTTTATATTCTTTTTAGATTTACGTATAAGCCCAAATTTAGGTAATTTTTTACCTTGGTATTCTCCATCCATTTCAAAATTTCTAACAGTAAATCTTTTACCATCTTTATCTTCTAATGATAACTTATATCTATTTACTCCTTCTCTTGAATTTTTTATAACTTTTACAACTTTAGACTTTTCTAATTTTTTACCCCCTAATGGAAATCCTTTAGGAGCACGTAAAACATCACCAGGAAGTATTTGTCCACTATAGTTACTTAAATCAATACCAATTTCCTCCAACCCATTATCCTCTAAATAACCTAATTTTTTTGCCTTTTTGGGGTCCCTAGTAAATACATCACTTGCTCTATATCTAGTATATCCTACCTCGGCAGCATTATACATTGGGTAATTTTCCTTTTTTAACTTACGTAAACGAATAGTTTTCTTTTTAGATGCTTCTTTACGTTTTTTAATATATTCAAATGCAGAACGTAACCGTTTTTTAGTAGCTGGATCTTTAGTTCTGTTTAAAGCCGCTCTAACTCGTTGGTGGATTAAATTAATAATTTGTGATTGACGAGCATGCGATTTAGCTTTAAATGATTTTTTAGATAAAGTATCTACTATATCTTGTCTAGTACTAAATTTAACTTTTACTGTATCTGTAGGGTCTTCATCTGTGTAAAGTCTACGTCCTGATCCTTTTGGTTTTTTACCTGTACCTACTTTGGGGTCACGTTTTTCATCTATTTGTGCTGCGGGTAAATTTTTACGAGCATAATCCGTCCAAATCTGTTTTATCTTAATTTCTTCTTCATCTGTTAAGACATCAAGATAATTGATTAAAAATTCATTTACTGCTTCGGTAAATGAAATACGTTTAGTTTTAGCTCTTTTATATAAACCCTGAACAAAAGCAGGTATTTCATGGTCAAATGTAAAATACTGAAACCAAGTATATTTACTTAATTTTTGGGAATTGGGGTTAACTCCCTTAGAAAAATTAAATTGAGCTATATGTTCTAATTCATGGCGAATTGTATCTTTAATTTCGGGAATTAATTCAGTATATGCTTCAGGAAATCTATCAGGGTTATATTTGATTTTGATTTGTAAAGTATCATAATCAGCTTCACCATCAATTATAAAAGGTAATGGTCCTACTTCTTTAATATTTGGTTCAAATATATAATCTAATTCATACTCAATTCCTCCTATATTACCTTCGGTACTTTCTTCGGTAAACTCACCAAAATTAGCCTTAAATATATTAACTATAAATCTAGACTGCATTAAAGTTTCTTGACCATAACGGCCTTCATATAATTTTCTGCGTAATCCTTTAGTTAGTTTAGGGGGTATTTCTGTCATTTGGTCCCCTTGTTTAGAAAAAAACTTGCGCAATTTTTTCATATTAGCCATATGTTTAGCCATTTCTTGTTTATTCATAGTACCTCCCATCATTTCACCTATTTCAGATGGCATAGTAGTATCTACTAATTTAGTCCAAATTTCTTCTTTAACTTCTTTAGGTAAAAATTCAGGGATAAATTTAAAAAATTCTTCTTTATTATTATTTTTAATAATTTCACGCATACGGGTACCTGAAATACCTCCAGCTTGAGGGGGGACTAATTCAATGTCTGCTTTAATATTACGTGGTTCTGCAAATTTTGGGATATTGTTATAACGTCCATCAGTAGCATCTTTTTCACCTAAACCTAAAATAATAGTAGAACCTTCAGGTGCTACACTTTCTACAAAATCATATACATCTTTTACAGGAGAAGGTGATTGTGCTACACTTATAATTAATTTTTGAGCACGCGAGTCAGAGTCAAACTCTTTATAAAAATTCCATATTTCTAAAGCTAAAGGAGATCCTATGCCCTCTCTTTCTTTTTGTCCAATTCTTACTATAACTTTATCTGCAAAATCTGCGAGATATTTTGCCATATTATAATGTCCAAGGTGGGGTGGTTTAAACCCACCAGGTAAAAGGGCTATTTTCATGTAAACTATAGTTTATTATACATATAACCTACTGATATAAGATTTTCTTTTCTACTAATCCTTGGAAAGTTAAGGGTTTTGCGTTTTGTAATATGCGAGTCATTTCTTCAAACCCTAAATCACTTGGGTCTTTACCTTCAAGTTCTAACAAAAATATTTCTTTACCATACGCCATAAGTTCCTTAGCATACTTAAGTGAATCATTTATAGCATCTTGATCAAGTGCAAGATATATTTGTTTTACTCGTCCTCTAACGAGTTCCTTATAGAGTGATTTGCTGATTCGTTTTCCAAACAAGGGCACGGCATTTCGCTTGATTGCGATTGCATCAAAGGCACCTTCACAAATGATAATAGGAATATTAAAGTTACAAAGCATGTCAAAGCCAATAATATCTTTTGATGTTGGCGGAAGCTTGTGTTTGTGGTAAGCTTGTGGATCAAACGAGCGACCCACCCAGTAGTTGAGGATTCCGTGTCTGTCATAACTTGGTATTATTATAAAATTAGATAACTTACCTTCTTCAATATACCCTATATTATATTTTATTATATCTTGTGCTGTAACTCCTCGGGATTTTAAATAATGATATGCTTTATCTCTGATTAAGCCTTTACCTTTAAGTAAAGTAATAAATCCCTCAGGTAATTGAAGTTGGTCTTTAGTTTTTTCTACATGTGCGGTTTTAAAATTATACTGAGCATCAATTTCTTTTAATTCTTGAAACGCTGTATATGGGGCCTTAATAAATTTAAGGAGTTGTATTGCTCTAGCACCTTTAAAACCACAAACCCAACATTGGTATTTTTGGGTTAACTTATTTAATGTAAGTTTTTTCTTATGGTGGTTACAATTAGGGCAACTAAATACGGCCTCATCTCCTCCTCGTGCGCTTTTGCTTTTTCCTAATAGGCTTTCTAGCAAATATATAAGGCGATCTTCCTTCATGCCTTAAATATATGAAAGAAAAGTCAAAGGCCAAAATCCCTCTTAAAGTATCTTCCTTCGATGTTATCATTTAAATAATCTTCGGTTTCTAAAACACCTAAACTAAATAATGCTTTATTTTCTAAGTAAGTTAATTCTTTTTTAGAGTAGGCTAATTGTAAAATTATACGCTCAAAATGGGGTTGGTTACCTTCCTTAATTTCATCTTTAATAAATTGATGAGAACCATAATAGGTTTTCCAATCGCTTTCTTTTTGAACTTGCTTATAAACTGGTGGTCGACCCTTACCTTCCCACAGTGCTAATTCACGTTTACCAATTTTTTTCTTTTGGTTATATATTAAGGCTTTTTTACCTACGTATTTTTTTCCTGAAGGTATATGGGTTGTTTGATAAACGTATCCATATGTGCCTTCTGGGAATTGTTCATAACTTTCTGGTATTATCATGTATCGTATCTTACTATAAATGTTGTATCAGTTTCATCACTCATCTTAATAGGTTGTCCTAATTTACCTACTACTAATAATTCACCATCATCACTATATAAACCTATCGTTGTTACATATGGTTTAAAGTTTGAACCTGTAGCAAAATCAGCTAATTCATCCCCATGTATAGATTGGAGTTTTCTAACTGTTGGGTTTAGAGTAAAATTATATTCATCTTCTTCCACAGTACACATATATTCATTTTCAAAAATTAAATGTGTATTTTTAAATTTTAAATCAAAATTGCTAATGCTTGTAGGATCTATATAATTTATAGTAAATGTTTGGTTTGTAGTACTAAAATAGTTTTGGTTTACAATAAAAGTATTAGTAGGAGCTGATGTAATTAAAAAATCTCCTTGTATAGCATCAGTAAAACTACCACCCTCCATATCACTATTAAAACCACCAACTATATTTAATGATGAAGTTGGGGTAAAATATAAAAATGTATTATTATTTGATGCTGTTATTTCTCCATTAATTATAAAGATTTCCCCGTTATTTAAACCTATTTTATTAGTATTATCAACTGTAAATTCATTAAAGCTATCTACTGGAGGGAGTAATAATCCATTTTCGTTTGCAAATGAGGTTGATACATGAATTTGATTACTTCCTGTTTCAAGAAGAATATTTGAATTTTGGGCTGTAAAAAAGTTTCCTTCTGCTGTTTTAACTCTTATATTACTTACATCAGCAGATGTAAAAGCATCTCCACTTATTCGTGTAATAGAAGCTGTTGGGGCAAATTCTTTTAAAGAAGCAGAAGTTAAATGAACTACTACATCTGAAGTTTCATCAGGGAGATTATCAAAAGTAAAATTACTGGTACTTCCTGTGCCATAGTATAATTGAATAGTATATGTTCCTGCTTGGTTAGAAGCTATATCTACGGTTCCTTTAAATTCTTCTAAAGTATTTTCTATACCTGTAAAAGCTTGAGTTGTGATTTTAGGACCAGGAAAATCACCTCCTTCTGTTGGGGAGGGTACATTAAAGCTTCCAAAAGAACCAAATGATTGTACACCACCTTTTCTAAACATCCTTACGTAGACTTTATCTGTGTCTGTAGAAGAAGTTGTAAAGAGTAAAGATTGTGTAATTTCATATCTTCTATTAGAGGATAAATCTATATCACGTTCTATAACTAAAGGACGAGGGGTAGTAACTTGGTGGTACGTAGCCGGCATACTAGAAGTAAGAAATAATATTCCTGGTCCTAATGTTGTTGTAGTTGTTATAAAACCAAAATTTTCTGCACTTGGTTCGTTAACCTCTGATGTACTTTGGGTTATAGCTCCATTAGTAAAAGGTGGAGATGTTGCTGTGGAATCGATTCTTATTTGGTTATATGCTTGATCAATAGCAAATCCTGTACTACCTCCTCCTATTCCAGTATTAGCCTTATTAATTATAAAATTACTTGCGGTTAAATAATGAATACCTAAATTAGAAAAACTTGCGGAAAAACTAGGAGATATACTTATTGAACTATTACCGTTATCTACTACATCTAAATCTATTCTAATAGGGGTGCTCGCAGATAAAAATCCTAAAGTTATGTTTGCTCCTGAACCTGTTGAATTATTAGGGGCTAAATCATCTATACTAGTCTCTGTATATCCTGTTCCTAATGATAATGAAGATTGGTTTACTGACGAAGTAACTAGGGTACTTCCTGAAAATATTCTCATTCTAATATTTTTCCCAGAATCAAAATTAGTATCTATATTTAATCCTGTTCCTAAAAATATTCCCGGCTCTGGTGTATTAATAGTAAAACTAGCACTTACAAAACCACTAGGATCCCCTAATACAGATGCAGATCTAAATATTGCGCTTCCAGTACTGTCTATAGTTAATATAGGTCTATTTAAAATTATAGGAGATATACTATTCACTACGGCAGAAGAAGCACTAATAGAAGCACTAGAAGGAAGTGTAAAAGCAGTAGTACCATCTGTAAATGATAGTGTTTTACCTACTTCAGTACCAGTAATACCTGTAGCATTATCTACTTGAGTTGATCCACTAATTTCTAGAATAGAAAAGTTTTTTAAAGTAAATCCTTCTCCTCCTTCAAAACTTTCTAAGGTTTCTGTACCTGGAGTAAATGCGGTACCTGAGGGAATTACCTTAATTAGGGTAGTTAATATTTGATCACTATCTAAAAAGTAATCCTCAGTTCCTTCAGGGGTTAAATCACCAGGGTTTATTAGATGTATAAATGAACCCGAACTAACCATTGGGTTATATATAGAACTAGTTATAATAACATCTTCTGTTACAAAGGTTCCTGGGTTTGATTTACTAGGTCTTGTGCCAACTGTTTTTAGTTGTATTAATAATGAAGAGGAAATTAATCCATTATGGTTAGGTCCACTACCCTGATTAGATGAGGATGTATGTACTTCATCAAATTTAACTAAGTATCTAAAAGATTTATTATTATTTAATGACCTAAAAGGAAACATAGCATCAATTAATGCTACTTTATTTCTTTTCCCCCCAGTTGGGTTTTGTTCTTTTATTAAGAACGGGCATTCTGTCATAGTGAGAGAAGATTCCCCACCCAAATCAGCAAAAATACTATAACTATCATTAGTTGCTATATTAGTATTATGGGTAATGCTTCCTAAAGATATGGGTGTTGTAGCACTAGGTGGTACCGAAAATGATTGTGAAACAATTGTTGTAGATCCCGAACGAAGTGATATTTCAGCCGTTTTAAATCTACTAGTAGATGTATTAGTAAATTTGGGATTTATTGAAAATTGAACATTAGGTGTAACATCTGAAGGTACAGATTTAATTAAAAGAGCATTAGTAGAAAGACTAATTTCAATGCCATCATTTGCAAGATTATTTGTAGATGTAGTTAAAGGATTACCATTTAAATTTATTGAATTAAGACTTACAAGAGTATCATTAGGGGAAGAAAGACCATTTAAAGAAATAGTATTTATTACAGCACCATTAGAAGTATAATCAGGGATATTTTCTAAACTTCCCGACATAGCTAATCCATCTATGTTAAAATCAGCTAAATATACTGAACCTGAATCTGATGTGCCTTCAGTAAATTGGAAAACAGTATCAGATAAAGTAGTATCACTGGTAGGAAAATTATCTTCTACTCTAGATTGACTATTAATAGCTTTAAATGTAGCAAATGAAGTTGATGGGGCATCTGCGGATGCACTTAATATGAATTTACTAGTATTTGAGGTAATACTACATGATCCTGAAGGGGTAAAACCACTTATATTTGAACCCGGAAGTGCTCCACCAAATGGGAATAAAATAGGATCAAGTTGAGAAAATGCAGGAATATGAAATGCAGAATTCATAAAGGGTTTAGCACTAAATGCTTGAACACTGTAATTTTCACTACTAGCTGAATCTAATCTCAATTCATATTTTAAGGTATTTCCTATATTTGATCCTAAAGTATCCGTAGATACCACTATACGGGTTGATTCAGGGATTGCTGGAAAAGTACTAGGTGTAAATACTTCATTTCTATGTGCAAATGAAGAAGTAAAAGCACTTATAACAGATTTAAATGCTACTGTAGCACTTGTATCTATTGCAAATTCTGTAAAGTTATTTACATTCCCAACAGTAGGCCCAATTGTTACTAAAGAACTTGTTATTGTATTATTTGCTAATAAAGAACTATTATGTTTAGGGGATGTAACTGTAATTAATCCGTTTTCATAAAAAACATTTCCTACATAAGGTAATCCTGTTATAGACTCGGATACGTTAGATATTTGAGTAGAATTTAAACTTTTATTAAAAACCATTAATTGCGATATAGTACCCTGTGATGAGTTATATCTATTTCTTGTACCTCCCTGAACACCGACATATAAATTAGCGGGGGTTTTAGTATTTTTAACCTCCCCAACTGAACCAGATTTTATTTTAGTACCATCTTTCCATATTTGTAATTCACTTCCCGTTTTAACAAAAGCAAAATGGTTTAAAGTATTAGTTTGAAGAGCGGATGCAGTAGTAATAGTAGTAATATGAAGATCATCTGCTATAGAAAAATTTAAACTATTATTTTCTAAGAAGATTTCAAACGGAGTAGATTGCCCTGCATCTACTTCATGTCTTTGGTGACTACCACTAGTATTTGTATTTAATATAAGACCACTTATACCAGTTTCGGAGCTTTTAACTACTGTTTGGCTATAAGATTTAGCTACTAAATATTTAGTTCCTGTAAGGGTTGAGGGAGACTTATAATAAAAACTTATAGTATAATTATCATTTTCACCAAAGTTATATTCATTTTTATGGGGAAATTTAATATAACCACTATTAAGATTTACTCCTGTGCAATTTAATTCTGATAGGGTAGATATAGAACTGCTAATATATTCAAAACTATTTTGATAAAGAGAATCATCTATATCTATTTTATCTAAAGTAATAGGTGGGTTAACTAATTCCCGACCATTTTTGTAATCCCAATTAAGATTTAATGATTTAAATCCTTTTACTGGGGCTAAATATAATACTCTATCTTCATCTACAGGATATGTGTCTAGATCAGTAGTTATTGGATATATGTTTCCTAAACCATCATCCTTATAGGTATTTAATAAATTAACACTATTAGGGAATATATCACTACCGAAAAGACCTTGAGGGATAGAAATTATATTAGTTTGATCATATAATCTTTTTTCTTGATCTTTATATCTTAATTCAGATACGGGATAGTCATTATTTTTATTGTTGTAATATAAATGATCTAATTGAAAATATTTTTTAGTTTCATTTGCATCACTTACACCAAATGTAAATTTACTAGCACTACTAAATCTTGCAGAAAAAAAATCAATCCCTAATGAAGAAGTATTATCAGAGTCTATATTCCACTGCTTATGGGCTTCAGCAGGTGACTTGTTTATGTCTGAAGCATTTAACTTCTTGTATGTAAACATTAATAATCAAGTTTTACTTTTATTAAGGCCTCTTTTGTAAAATCTTTAGTAACAGGTTGACTTAGTTTAGCAACTGCTAATAATTCATTAGAATCATTATATAATCCTACAGTAGTAATATATGATTTAGGATTATCTATCATAGAATCAAAAGATATATTTCCATTATTATCTATAAAAGAAGCATTTGTAGTATAATTAAATTCTTTATTTTTTGCTCTTACAAAATAAAATTGAGAAGAAATTGTTTCTTCAGAATCTACTATAAAATATCCTGATGCCGATATTGCATTATAAAGTTTTTGGTTATTTTTATCTGAGGTATTAGAATTAGTTGAAGTTCCTAATCCTATGCCCCCATCAGCCCCCGTTGCATCTAAACATGCTGGGTTTAAAATAATTACTCCTGCATCTGGGTAAAATAATCCATAGCTACCTGAATCTGTTACTTGGGTTAAGGTAGACCCTACCATAACACCATTAGATCCAGAGACTATATTAAATTGTCTTCCTAAATTAGTTAGTACCGCACTTCCTGTAGTAGTAACAGAATCATCAGTTAAAAATACTTCACTAGAACCGTTTTTAATTTTTAAATTTAAAGAACCAGGTTTTAAAGACTGTTTGTATCTGGCTCTATTAACGTTTAGTATGTAAATATCATCAGAAGTAAATTGGTCAAATTTAAAATCTCTTGTTTCATCCCCGTATATTAGTGATCTATATTGACCATAATTAGCTCTAGTAGCACTAAATCCAAATGATCCAGTATCATTTGTAAAATCTAATGATCCACTACCTTGTTTATGACCATATGCAAGAGCATATTGTACTTCAGGAGTAGTACTAGTAGAATCTGTTTGGACATTAAATACATTTATGTAGAATTGTCCACTAGCTGTGGGGCTGGAAAAACTAGCTTCAGTACTTGATGTATGAGCAGTAGTTAAGTTATTAACATTATTACTCCAAGTAGAAGTAGATATTTTTTCTGAGTTAATTACTATATCGTCGGATGATAATCGTACAAATGTTGACATTATTTATTATTTTACGGTTCCAGTTACATTTTGATCTGCAGTTACGGCTATAACTTCTTTATTAATTTCTACAGGTATTGTTACTCTAGCCCCACTATCTCTACCTTCTAATATAAGAGAAGTTAATAAAGTATTAGAAGTACCAAATAAAGTTTGAGAATTTATAGCTGTTAAGGTGAAAGAATTACCTAACACAGATTCTGCTATAGGAGTATTAGCATAGGGTCTTCTTCGAGAAATAGGAGCACCTTTAGTTGAAGTACCTGTAAATGTTTGTAGTAATCTTCTATCAGCTATAGTAGCTATATATCCTCCAGGTTCTTTTAAGTTTGCAGTGCCGTTAAAATTTAATGTAGTAGGATTAACATTAGTAGTTGATCCTAACGAAAGTGTAACTTTAGATATATTAGCAGTTACTACAGGCATTTTAGAAGTTCCTCTTGGTAAAGTAACTAATTTAGATTTCATAATAAATCTATCATCAGGAATAGCTTCTAATAGTGATAGGTTTTCAATTGCTTCTCCTACAAATTGAGAACCATTAGGGTGGTTTTCATTAAAAAGAGAATAATCAATTTCATCATCTCCTAAGGCAAATTGAGTAATATTAAAAGAACCATCTTGCCTAGATAAAAGTTCTCTTCCTTTTTTAGTTAATACAGCGTCTACTATTATTGTTTGGTTATTTAAATATCCCATTTCTTTATTTTTTTATAAATATATATCTTTTTTAAATATTATAAATTATCTTTTAAAGAATCCAAATCCTCCATAATTATTTCTATTATTTGCAAATGGATCAAAATCTCTTTTATTAGAAAATCCTTCTTTTTTAAATCCTAAGTCTTTTACAAGTATTTTATCTATATCTCTTTTAATATCAGGGTGTAAATTTTCAGGTAAAATAACAAACCCTTCTGAACCAACTCCATTAGGTAAATCATCCTCCATAGGCATATTTATTATTATTGCTGGGTTTGTATTTAATCTATGTAATACCATAAAATTACCGGGTCTTTCGGGATTTGAAGTATCAGCTTCTCCAAATGTATCAAAGAAAAAAGTACCCCCTAAACTAAATGGATTACTAAGTCTAGCCGATGATACTTTTCCAGTAACATTTAAAAACGCTAATGTTTCATCAGGTTGTATACTATTTCTATCTATTTCAAATAAGTTTAGATTTTCAGGTCCAAAATTAGCCGTATTATATTTTTGTGGACTAACATCTGGGGGTCCTTTTACTTCTAAATAGAATTTATTATTACCCGGATTTTCATCAGCTACTTTTTTTACTTCATTAAAAAGACTAATAAATCTTTCTCTAAATTGTTCAATACCTCCTGCTATATAATTATCTCCACTACCTGATATATTAGTATAAAAATTGCTTGATTCATTTTCAAATACTTTAACTACTGGGCCGTCAGTATTTGGTCCAGAAGTAAAATCTCCTATGCCATCCGCGGAAGTTTCGGGAAAAGCAAATTGGAATAAAGGGACAATTACATTATTTCCATCTGCTGGGTCTCCTATACTAATCGGGGCTACAAATGTGGGCATTGGGGATAACACAGTACCTTGATCCGAAAGGCTTTGGCTAATTTGGGCTATTCTATTTAAACTACCTTCATTAAAATCTACTAAGTAATTTTCCTTAAGATTTTGTTCTATACTATTATCAAATACTACTAATTTTGCTCTAGACCCTAGTTTAAAATCATTTCCTATAGATTCTCTTATAGTATTTTTAGTAGATCTTTTATTATCACTAGAATCAAAGTTAGTAATTTTAGTTATAGTATTATCACTATTAATTTGAAAAAAACCTTCAATTTGTATTATAGTTTTATTTTTAAACCCGGTTTTAATAAGTGTATTTGGAATTATTTCATTATCAGGTATATGACTAAAAACTTGTTTTCCAATGTAAATACATCTTGTATATTTTTCTACCGCAGAAGATTTTCCAAATGTTTTATCACCTGATGTAAATGCCCCATTTATACCGTTTTGTGTTTTTAGCTGGTTTCCATCATATCTTGACGATCTCCAGGCAATTGTATCACATACACTATCATTAAATTCTACAGAAAATTCTTTATTACCTAAAAGTTGTTGCCCAAATGAAGGTGGGGTTTGGGGAGGAGCTGAGGGTAAATTAGAAACGACTTGAGGTAATGATTGTGGTGTTCCGTTTGGCATTATTCATTTTCTTTAAGCGCCTTCAAATTCTGATGCGGGCGCTGGAGGGTTAGTTATTTCATTAATAGCGTCAGAAGTTCTTGTTACATTATTGAAATCAGGAGTAACTGTTGTACCTGTATTATCAGTAATTGTTGTGTCTTCACCTTGGTGGTTATACTGTGATACTATTCTATAGTATTTTGAACTATAAGGAGCATATACAAAATTATTTTCTATATTACCCCCGCTTCCATCAAATACTGATATCATGTTAATATCGGTTTCGTGTAATATATATTCACCTGAAATAGAACCTGTGCCTATATAGTTAGCATCTTGTATAGAGATTTGAGAAAAATCAGGATTACCGAAGTTAAATTTATTTCTTTCTAAATAGTGTGGTTCTATAACTAATCCTGATTTTAAATTAGCTTTAGCGGGTATAAATTGTTCTATTACCTTAAATAAGGTATGATCTATATATTGGATAGCTTTAATATAATCAAAGAAATCATATCTTTCGCTTAATTTTTGGTTATAAGTATCTCTTAGTGCTTTTAAATCAGGATAACTACCACTTACTAAATGTCTAGGATCACCAATAAAATCATCCATACTAAAGGGACCTAAAGTATTTACTATATCTTCATTGATTTCAAATGTGGGAGAGAAAAATACACCTAAAGTAGAATAATCTAAAGGTTGTCTATCTAAAGTAGATTCTTCAGACATTATAAAAGGTGATAATATATTATCATTTACAGACCCACTATCAAATCTAACTTTTTCTGATACCATTGTAGAACCTACGGTATCAGGTGTAGTTAAATGGTGGGTTTCTTCTATAGGAATCGCTGTAGTGCCCGCTACAATATTAGCAAGGTGTAGTGAATGCATTGTTGGGTTTGGGGCTTGGTTTTGCTGACCACTGACAATAGTTTGGTTATTAGATCCTAAAGATAATCTTTGAATTAATGATTCAAAACTTGAACTTACATTATTACCATTATAATTAAAGGGGGATAGTGATTGAGTAACTATAGTATTTTTAGTTAGTTTTTCAGTCCATGCTCTATATTCTTGTATACTACCTGTAAATGGATTTATTAAGGTACCTAGTGTTGTATGGGAACCTATAGGGTTAGAATTTCCTGCTACTACTGTATTAGCATCTGCTGTTAAATCTGTAAAGAAATTAGGTAACTCTATACTACATGATAAAACATAAATGCTTTTATCAAGTGCTGTATTAGTAGCAAATGCTTCAACTGTATTACCTTCTGATGATCCACTGTTTAATCTAACGGATAAATTCCAAACTTCACCATTAAAGATAGGTCCTAATAAGCTGCTAGAAATAGCTTTAATTCTACCCGCTGATGAATCTGCTAAAGAACCTGATGCGATTACTAAATGAGCAAAAGAGCCCGAATTTATCCCTTTAGTAGGATCTATACTTTGAGATATACCAATTACCACATCATTATTACTAGTTGGGGGCGTAATAGCCATAATATCAAAGGCTGTGGTTGGTCCTTTAGTAGGTAAAAATCTGACTTGAAGAGTTTTAGTAGTATTTGGTATTAAAGTATCAGACATAACAGTTAATCCTGCCGCAGGAGAAGCCATTTTACTATGTTTTTTATAACTAAACGTTCTAATACCACTTAGGGTAGTTGTAGGGCCACCATATTCTTTTACATGAAGAATTGTTTCAGGAATACCATAACATGCCATTAAGGCTTTAATTCCTCTTTCAGTACCTTTCGTTTGTAGGAGATATGGAGCATTATGATATAAACGTTTCCATACTTCTTTTGCTATATCTCCTTTGGGAATAGAATCAGCATTTGAAGCGGATATCATACTTTGAGAAATAGGTGCTTGGTATTGATAATTCCCCTCACCATTTTCTCCTAAAAGATATTCAAATAAATTACTGTTTTCAAATTGATCAAAAGCTGGGATACCTCTTTCTTGTAAAGCATTAAATACTAAATCTTTAGAGATTCCTTGGTTTAAATCGTTATTAGCAAAGTTTTTATCAGTAATATTTTCAATATAAATCCAAATATCATCAAAATATTGTCCTAACATATCTGTGAATGTTATAGCTTCACTATTTTGTGGATTATCAATTATATAAGTAGGTAAAGTATTCCGTAAAATATAAGGGTTTTGTTGATCAAATAATGAAGCACTCAATAACTGACCACCATAATAAACACTATTTGGGTCTATACTCCCTATCCATGTTAAAACCTCAGATGACGTAGTTGGTGAATTAATATAAGGTTTAACAGAATTTGATTTAGGCCAAGAATATGTTCCACTTTCAAAATAAAGAAATCTTTCAAAGTTATTAAAATCGTTAATAACTTTATTTTTTAAATTTATATTATTTTGCCTTTCTATTACTAAAGAAGGGATTAAGGTATAATTAGTTACATCTTCTACTATAGCACTTTTACTAGTATATAATTCTATTAACTCTAATTTATAATTAAAGTTTCTTATTTTTTCTTCGGCAGATCCAAAATGTGTAAATTTTTCAAATGTAAACCCAGAATCTGTATTGGGATTACCATATTCAACTGATATTGGAATGCTTTGGGAAAGTACGTTAATTACATCGTTAAGTGAAGAAGTTGAACTATATCTTAGGATATCATTATATGTTTTATAAGTTGTAGGGACACTAGAATTTAATCTAGTATCTATTCTTAAATTGGGTCCTTTTAATTCTATAGTATTTAAATCTACCTCAGGTGGTTCTAAATTAATTTTATATTTTATTGGATCTATTAATTCATTAACTATCCTAAAAGGTGTTTTTTCAATTATATTAACAGGAATAGGTTCATACAGTTTTATTAAGAAGTTTTTATCACTTTCTATTATAAAATTAACTCCTGTTAATATAATATTTTTATCAAAGTTAAGAGCAAAATCTTTAAAATAACGTTCGGCACCACCATCTTCAGTATCATATGTTAATGCTAAAGCGTTTATTTGATTTTGTATAGATCTATTTTCAAATTCAGGTAATAATCTAGCTCTTATTTCAGTTCTACTAGGAGATATAGTCTCTATATAAAAAGCATTTTCTATATTAGGGCCAATCTCTTGTCTAAGGCAGTTTAATATAATATTATAACTTCCTTGATTAAATCCTAAATTTCTTAAAACATTATCAGGGTTAATAATAATTTCATTAAAAGTTTCAGTATTTTCAGTAAGTAACTCTGGAAGATTATAATTAGTAAAATTAGGGAGTGAAAGTACTCTTTGATCTATTGAATCATAAACATGTAATTCTATAAAATCGTTTTCATTACCAAAAGAATTTTGTCTTTCTTCTGGGTTTAAAAGATTTCTATCTTCGGGTTTTATTTGGTTTAATATTTCAAATGATTGAATCGCCATGGTTTATTGAATTCTTCCTTCTCCTGTTTCTCTAATGCTGTTTCTTGTAGCTCTTAATACTACTATTAAATCTCTTTGATCCTTAGAACTACTGCGTTTATCTATATCAGTTTTCCAAGCGTTAAACTTACGAACTGATTTACCATCTCTTTCTTTTTCTTTAGCTTGTCTTAAATCCCTTTGAGGGCCACTAATATTATTATTTTCTAGAGCACCTTCATCAAATAATTTCTGTAAATTATCTTTTAAGTGGCCGTATCTTATTTCTGGGTTATCATTATCAACAATATCCTCACCGCCACCTGGTAAATCGCTAAATAGTGATGGTTGGTCATCTAATGTAATAAAAGCTTGTTTAACTTGATCTAGTCTAACTTCAGTACTATCTAAAGTATCACTAAGATCATTTTTTTGTTGTCTAAGCTCTTCTATTTTTGCGTTAACTTCTGATTGTAAAGAAGGTGATCCTTTTTGGCTTTGTACTCTTAAAGCGTTAATTCTTCTGTTAATATTAAGAATTTTTTCTTCAACAAATTCAAGTACTTTTTCTTTCGCGTCTATATCTTTAGCTAAAACTTCTAAATACTCAAAAACATCATTATATATAGTTCTAGCGTAATCTAAATTAAGAGTAGCATCAGACCAATCTATATTCCATATAGCACGTTGTGTTTCGTCATCAACAGTACTGTCTATTAGATTAAAATTAGCTTCATTTAGGGGGATACCATTTTCAATTCCATTAACTATAGAAGTAGGTACAAGAGTAGCTACATCTCTTACAGAGGAATCTATAGTACCACCCGGTTGTAGTTGTTTTAAAACATCTAATACATTACTATCAAATATTTTTCTGGTTTTTCCTTTAGACATAAAGAAATTTTCACCTGTTGTTGGGTCATGAAGGAGTGAACCATTTTTGAATTGTGGGTGTTCTGGTTCTTGAGAAGATTCATCCCTTTGTAATAATTCTAGTTCTAACTCACTTACTCTATTTCTTAAGTTATCTATTTCTTTATCTCTGGGATCATCTAAATCATCTAATAATCCAGAACTTCTCAAAACAAGTGTTCTATGACTTAAAGTTCCTTCTAACGGAATATTAAAGAATAAATCATCATATTCCCTAAAAAAGCTTTCTAAATCTATTTCAGATTCTTGATTATTAGCTAATTCAGAAAAATTAGTATCAATTACCCCCTTATATTCAGATTTTAAATAAGAGTCTTTTATTATTTTAATTTTCTCCGCCATTATCTTTCAACTTTAAAATAACAATAGTCATCATATAAAATAATCCCATCATTGCAATCATGCCTGATTAGGATTTTGTAATATCTTTCTGGTTGTAAGCCACTCATATTTAATTTAAAAAACATTCCTTCGGAGTCTGCACTTAATTTAGTATAAGAAGTATCAAAGGGGATTATTACTTCTTTAGAAGTAAAATCTTCTATACTATAATAAGAAGTAGAAGATAAATAACCTACGTCTAAAAAGTTTGAAGATGTAGTAAATGTTCTAGTAGGAAATTGTTTTCTTACGTTTATTCTAAAAGTATATTCTTCGCTATTTTTGTAATATATTTTATTATTAGAAATATTTAATTGTATTTTACCACTATTTAAAAGAGTAGCCCCACTACCTGTTACGTAACTTGAATCGTCCCATTTTATAGATAATGTAGGTGAAAATATAGTATTAGTATCTACTGAAAAATATTTTAAACTACCTTGATCTGTAGTATTATTATGTACATCATTTTCCCTTAAAATGATAAAACCATTATTAGGTATACCTTCAGGATATGTTTGGGCTGAAAATAGGCTTGAAGAGAATTTTTGGATTTGACTAGTAACATTAAAATCTAAATCTAAATCATTTACTATCCCTAATGTTTGTTCTTTTTCAAATCCACTACCAGTATACCATATCCCCCCAGACACCGGAGTAGTACTACCTGAAAAACTACCCGTTGTGCCTGGAGTTAAAACACCCCAGGATGTTTTAGTAGTTTCATTATCTCTATATAACCATGAACAACCATTACTAATTATATTATTATTAGTAGGGTTTTCATTATACTTTTGGTTTCCGTTATCCCAAGATTCTGAAAGAGGGTATAATTCTATATTTTGAGAAGTAGGAAAATTTTGGGCAAATTCGGTGGCATATAATTTTAAACTAGCTGAAAAACTTCCTGTTACTTTACTTGAAAGTACATCAGTTAGTTCGCTGTTTTTGAATTGTAGAAGTATTCTTGAAGGGTAATATAATTCATTATTTATTCCCTTTTCAGTAGTTAATTCTAGTATTTCCCCAACTCCAGTATTTAAGTTTTGTCTACTGGGGTGGGAGTATATTGTTGTGTCCTTTTCGGGAAATAAAAAGTGATATGCCATAATTAATATTTTACTACTCTACCTTTTATATCAGAATTAGGATATTTTAATTCAAATATACCTATATCTTGTGAAGGATAGATTATGTTATTTACAGTTGCTGAGTTAAAATCATATGAGTATTTTGAATAACCTAAAGCTTCTCCTGCCTTATTATTAAAACTTACACTTTCTACATTTTGTACCCCAGGAACTTGTCCTATTGTATTAAATACCTCACTTATTAGTATTGGTTGATTAAACTGCCATTTTTGGATATTAAAATAATCTTTTAAAACATCAATGCAATTTAATATAACTTCTTGATTATTAAATTGTTTAAACGTTATTATATCAAAATCTATACTAAAATTTATTACAAACCCATCTTTTATATTAATAGAATCTGTTAACATTCTAAATTGTTCTAAATATGTTATTAGGTTTTGTCTAGTAGCAGGATTTAAAGGAACTAATTGATTTTGTGAATTATAACCTAAAGTATATAAATTTAAAGCATTAGGATTTTCTATTCTATTAGAAGTTAAAGCACTAATTTGATCATCTTTAATAATACATGCTTTAGCTACTCTTCCTAATTTAGGAGGTAAATTCAATGTTCTTATGATATAATCCTCTTTAGATACAGTACGTAATTGAGAAGCAGCACTAGCTATCGAATTTAATCTGATATCTTCAATTGTATCCCCTGGTCCACCACCTGTAGCTGCTTCGGGGTTATTAACAGCTATAGATTCAATAACGGTATTTTTTATACCAGAATCTAATCCTCCGGCATTATCGAGGGTTAATATTGTATTTTTTCGGGTAATTAGATTTGAATCTACATTGCTAGTAACACCACCTCCTACTAAATATGTTACAGTAAGAGTAGTATTTTTTGGTGTTTCACCATATGTCTTAGTATATAAGAAATTAGAAGGATCAAAAGCAAAATCTAATAAAGATCTACCATCCTTAATTCCTAAACCAATATTATCTGGGTTTGGAATTATGTCTTCATCTGTATTAGATGTATTACCCGCTCCAAATTGGATTTGAAGGGTATTATTAGCTAAAAATCTACTAACAAACCTTTTAGGGACTTTTTTAAGTTTTAATAAATAGGGGGTATCACTAGAATATTGTGATAAAGCAGGAGTATTTGAAGTATCATTATTTACTTCCTCAAATACAGTTTCTTGTGCTAAATAAGGAACTTCAGTGTATTGATTACCATCCGAATCTATTATTGATTCTATTTTAATTATATTTTTATCAGCTATTTCTAATGTAAGAAATCTTTGTGAATTTCCTATCTCAAATGTTTTAGTCTTAGCAGTACCTGAAATTACTTTGCCTTTTTTCTTTAAAAGATAATATTCGGGATTTCCACCACTATCTGTTTGGTGGATTATAGTTTCAAGGGGATCTAAAGAAGAACTAATACTAAAATTAACATCATTTTCTAAAGTAAAGGTTATAGCTGATTCACCACCAACAGTTTTAAAATTTGAATTTTTACGTATAGTTAAAGCATAATCAAAATCGGGTAGATAGGGGGATGTCCCTTTAGCAGGGATTTCCATAAATAAATCTACTTCAGTAGTAGAAGCATTAGTTATTGAGGGTTTATAACCTAAATTATAAGCTAAAGCTAAAAGATTAGTTTTTTCTTGAGCGGATTCTATAAAAGTTTCTTGAATTTGTGTGTCAATATAAAAAGATAGTACATCACCCACATATGATGCCATTTCTAAAAATATCATTCCCGGATTACTTTCCGAAAAATCATTAAAGTTATCAGGAAAATAAGTTCTAGTAAACTCAACTAAATTTTGTTTTAGCTGATTATAATTTTTATTAAGATAATTTATATCTTTATTTTGGGTATTATTTATTTTAGAATAAGCCATTTATTATAGTTTTAAAGATACTTCATTAGTATCACCATCAACTAAAACTTTATATTGTATTTTAACTAATAGATTATTAGTATTTTTTATTGGGTCTACTTTTATATCTGTAGCTGTTATCTGAGGAATATGAACTGCAATGTTTTGATTAATAAGTCCTTTAAGTTGGGATATTTTGTCTGCCGTTTCTGTATTAGGTTCAAATAATATTTCTCTTAATCCTACTCCATAATTAGGTTCATGAATTCTTTCACCTTGAGAAGTTAAAAGTAAATTAATTAAATTAGACTTTATTTGATCTTTAGTAGTAAAATTAGAATCAAAAATACTTTTTTTATTAAAAGGTATTTTTGTCCCTATAGCCTTGCGTGTGTCAAGGTCTAAAGGATTAATTCTTATACCAACTTTTCTTTGTATAGCCATTAGGGTCTAAATTCTTTTTTCTTATCCATCGCCTCCATTAAAGGCCCATAATCTTTATTTATAAATTCATTTACAGGATCGTTAGCTGCAAATGTTTGTTCTGGGGTTGGTGATATAGCTGTTTCAGATAAGAGTGAATTAAGAGTATCATTTCCTGTGTTAAAATTAGGTGGGGGCATTTGTTCTCTTAATTTTGTTCTAAAATCTTCAGCTTCTTGAGTATTTACTTTAGACTCAACAACACGTTGTTGTGGTTGTAAAGTTAATTCTTCTTTTAGTAGTGCAATTTCACGCCTTAGGGCGTAATCTATTTCTTCACGTACAACTTTTCTAATTATTTTTTCAAATGCACTTAATTTCATTGCTATTAGTTTTTAATAAATATATTATCCTTTAGTTATTTGATACCCAGTATGACCATTTTCTACAAGATATTCTATAAACTGGGATTTATTTGAGTTTTCTAAGTTATCTAATATAATTTCGGGTTTATATATACCTCCTAGGGTATCAATAATTTCTTCATTAGTTTGAGAATTATTAGTAGCACTATTTAAATTATATTTTTTTAATTCTTCTAAATACAAACTATCTATAAGTAAACATCTAGTTTGTATAATTGTAAGTATATTTAATATATCGGTCCTAACGGGATTTAAAATACTTAAAAGTAAAGATGTTTCCCTATTAAAAAAAGAAGCCGTATTCGTTATTAACGACCCTAATCCTTGTATTTCTTTAATTTTACCTTTTAAAAGATTTATAGCATCACCAGTCCTTATTATAAGAGCCCCGTTTGCCACCGGAAATACTTGGGCTGCTAATATTATTTGGCCTGCTGCTATAATACTATTAAAAACAGGGATTAATTGAAGTAGTTGGGTTAAGATCCCATCAAAAGAACCAAATGTTTGATTAACTCTATTTAAGATATTTATAATTTTATCTATTTCATTTACATAATTTCTTAATTCTTTTTCAAGTGTTTGGCACACTTTTTTTAATTCTAAAAAAGCTCTTTCAAGTTCTTCAGTAGAATTAGTCCTTTCAGCAAGAAGAAGAAGAATTCTTGAAGTAGTTGGTATATTTACTGTGATTCTAGCATCTATTGTAGGGGCAATATTACTAAAAAAGAAAGTTCTTTGTTTAGCATCTTCAAATAGCCTCATAGCACCTGGTAAAACAGCTTGATAAAGACGAATCATTTTATATAAACGTTTTTACTGTTGATAGAATTTAACCTTCCTTTTAGTGTTTTTAGTTCAGCTGAAAGGGGGGCTATTATACCTACATTAGTAGGGCTAGGCATTGTAGGGAGTCCGGGGAATATAGTAATTTGATTTAATGCAGGTAATACTGTATTATACAGTTTGTCTATATGGTCTAAAATATCCCCCATTAAACTAACTAATTCGTTACCTTTTACTGCAGGATTATTAGGTGCTTCAGGAGAAGTATCTGATATTTTACCTAAACGGATTTTAGGGCTATTAACTATAAATAAACCATTAGAACCCTCAGATGTATTAATATGGAAATCTTTATTAGTAGAAAATACTATAGTACTATCAGAAGAATATACTTGATCTTCACGAGCATTAAATATTAATCTATCTGATGTTAATATTATCTGTTTACCTTGATATGTGTCCGGAGATTTAATCATGAGTTTTGTTTTGCATCTTTATCTATAGCTTGGTTTATTTTTTTAATATAAGTAGGAAATTGACTCCAATAAGTAATAAGTGTGTCTGTAACTGCTGGGTCTATTTCGCTTCTATTTTTCCAAAAATTTGCTTCCTCTAAAGCTGCCTTAACTATTTTTGAAGCGTCTTCACCATTTATAGGTCTTATAATTACAAAAGCTGCATTTTTACCCCCTGGGGTACCTAAAGATTTGATTTTTCCACCAGAGGCTGTAAGTTTTTTTATTCTACAAGTACCCTGATTAATATCAGTGCCATATATTTCTTTATCCTTTAATTCACTTACATTACCCCCCACTAAATCGACCCTCCCAGGCTGAACTTTAACAACTATATCTCCATGAGATGCTCCTTTCCATTTATCATCACTAAACTTAAGTTTATTTCCTCCTCTCCCTTTAATAAAAATATCACCCGGTTTCACTTCACCTTCTGATCCTGATAAAAAGGGATCTATAACTGAAAATGGGTATCCTCCATTTTTTATAGTTTGGGCGTATCCAACATGATTAGCACGTCTTGGGAAGGATATCCCTGCTTTTTCTGCTATTGTGTAGCTTATGAAAGCAGCACTCCAAGGAGTTTCTGTTAAGAATTTACCTAAATTTCTAGTAGGATCTTGTAATATACCAGGTGTAATTGTTCCTTTTTCAGTATCTATAATATTATCTGTTTTTATTTCTTTAAATGTATCATCAGGACTTTGAGGAATAGCATTATTTGAATCTGCTAAGTCAGTTCGTGTAAATAAGTTAATTTTTTGTAGTGGTGTAATAGGTTCTGTTGAGGGAGTTAGATTGACATTTTCTCCTAAAGATCTAAAATTATCAGCAGATATGGAAAAACCAGAGACATTTTGGTTACTTAACATATAAATGGAACTAGCATCTTCGTTAATATTTTCTATTACCATTTCATCATCACCAGATTGACCATTAGATATTACAATAATGGGATCACCTTCACTATCGTTTTCAGACCAACTGTTTTTACCTTGTGGTGTTGAAGAACCAAATCTTATACTATTACCAAATCTACCTTCAAATAACATATCACCTTCAAAAGGTAACATTTTTTTAGTAGATGCTACTTTATTTTCATCTATATAGGTTCCTAATTCTAAGTTAAAGTCTTCTTCTAGATTAGCGGGGGCAGCAACTTGACCAGGGTTAACTGTTGGGGATTTTAAATCTGCTTCTCGGGGTAATGGGTTATAACCGGCATTTCCCCACACATTTACACTTGGGAAATAATAATACTCTGCGTGGTTAGAATATCCTCCAGTTTTACTATAATGATTTAAACTAGGGGCTAATGTTAGAGTTACTATCTCATTTCTTAGTGGTAAAATATTAGTTGAAGAAAAGTAGGGTTTAGCTATATTTAAATTTAAAGGATCCATATCTTTATTTCCTTCTTTAGTACCTATTTCAGCCCAAAAAATAGCTCCAATATAGGTAGAATCAAATTGCCCTTCTAAAGTTTTTGAAAAAAATGGATGAGTTTCATCCAATATAATATCATATACCCTAGCGGATATTAAACTACGATCCCTTGAGTTACTATTATTGCTCCTTTGGCCTTTTAATGTTTTTAGTTGATTTGTTGGCATCTTGTGCTACTTCTTCTGCTATTTGTTGAAGTTGTTTTAATTCTTCGTCTGTTAAAAGAGAATCACTACCACCTGAACCATTATTATTACCCATTCTTTGTATGACAGCCATCATTTTTATAAGATGTTCATCATTTTTTACACTAACTTCTAAATATTCTTTTATAAGGGGTACAACTACTGGTGCATCTCCAATATTTTGTATTAAGGGTTTTAGTTCGGCAATTAAAGAATTAATTTGTTTATCCTTTTTTTTGCTGTTATCATATATTTCCTTAAATACATCAGAAGATGTTTTTCCATTAAATAATACTGTATCGAGTGGAGTATTCATAGTTATAAATATATAATTATAAAACTATTGGCTTACCGTTTTCCCATTGATTATAAGCTTTGATATAGTATGATTTTAAATTTTTAGTAACTTTAGTAATAGAAGGTGTATCACACCCAGTGATTTCTCTGATATAAATATAAAGAGCTTTTTTATTAAAGATTTCTAATGATTCTCTTTTTTTAAATAGGGTTATTATAGCATCAGCTACTACAATATCTTTAGGTTTATTAAAAATAGTAGGTAATTTACGATCTAATTTTTCTATAAAAAGATCTAAAAATTCTATTTTTTCGTCTAGTTTTTCTTTATTTTCAAAATTATTTAATATACCTGAGTCTGTATCAACTTCTAAAAGGTCTGCTTTACCTTTCTTTTTGGCATAATTTTTATTATTATAAAGAATAAGATAGTTTTTACCTACAATACTAAAATAAGAAAAGGCTTTACCCTTTCCTACTTTAAAGTAATGGAGTTTTTCAAGTAAAAATGTAATAACCTCGTGTTTTAAATCTTCGAGATCATCTACCTCAGTATAATAAAATTTAAAGGTATGAATAAGATTTTCGGCTAATTTATAAAATGAATGGTGAATTCGTGCATTATAAATCCGATTTCTCTCTACTTGATTTTCGCTAGCTAAATATTCTATTATAGCTGCTTCTGTATCTTCTGTAAAATATTGTCGTTTGCTTTTTTTTCTAGGCATAAAGTTAACGGAGGCGGAATTCGTTTAATGCCTCCTGTATCTTCTTAACTTCATTAAAAAACCAACCTATTTCATCATCCGCTATAAAAATACCTTTATCATCGATTTGAGTTAATCTATGATTACATTTATCTATAGCTTCACTTTGGGTCGCAATAAAATCTTCTAATATTTCGTTTTTTCTTATAAGATTTCTTATAGCTACACCCGCGGCTATTAATAGGGCTGATAATATTGCAATTATAATTTCCATTTAATCTGTAAAGAATGAATCAATAATTGATTTAGTTTTTTCGTTGAAATTAGGATTATTTTCTACGTTTATCGCTTTAGCCTTCCTTATAGTTTTATCAGCTTTGGAGGCATTAGCGGGTTTAGACGATTGTTGTATAACCGAATTTCCAGAATTCCACATTTGAAATTCTATTTCTTGAGCAGTTTGAATTGCCTGGTGGATTAATAATGGTAAATGGGTTCTAAACTTAGTTTCTTTTTGGCCACTATAAAAATAAAATTTATTACTATCATCAAATAATCCTTCTTGATTACGAATAGCTAAATATTCATTATGAGATATCTTAATACCAGCATCTTGGAGAAGATAAATAGTACGATCATAAACTTTCATAGCAGGTACATGCTCATTGAATTTATATACCATACCCAAGTTTTTAACGTGCCAATCAGAATCATTTTTAGTAAAATATTCATTATTCCAATCTCCTAATTTACCTAATTGACAAAATAGTGATACAAAATTTAATTCTTCACCTGTATAAGATTCGGTTGCACCATGGAAATCATATAATTTATGAAGTTGATTAGCTATTTTATTTACTCTTAAAACATGATCTAAATAACCACCAGGAAAAGCGTTATTAAACCAGTCTTTAGATGATGCAGGTGCAAACATCATTCTTTCTTTAAGGCAATCAGAAAGGGTTTTTAGCTTTTCTAAACGTTCACCTTCAAAATTAACTTCTAAAACTTCATTAAAGTTTTCAAAATTAACCTTTATTTGTTCTGCTCCTATCATCGTCTTCTACCTAAAAACCCTACTCTTGATTCATCATTGTCAGGCGTAATATTAATAATATTTTCCAATTCTTCGTATAGTTCTTTTAAGTTATTTTCCATAAAATAGACTGCGTCAGCATTTTTACCACGTTTAACCATGCTATGTACACGAGCTAATCCTTGATCTAAGCGGTCGAGCGCAATTTGTAATTGTCTTTTGTAAGCCATATTTAAAATTTTTGTTTAATATACAAACCTATTTACCGATTTCCAAATTTTTTATGAAAAGAATTACAGGTTTTTAATCTTTTAATTAAAGTTTTTTTATTATCCATATTAGGGTGGTGAGCTAAAAAATCACTACTTAAGAGATTTAGTGAGTTAATAAACTCTATTGTTTCCCCTACATAATTAAGTTCATTCCTATTTTCAATAGGAATAATATTTTTTAAATGAACTAATTTTTGAGTAATAGTTTTTTTCCACACATCGAACTGTGCGTCTGTATCTATACTATCGAAAAAACTGTTTAATGACATAATATGCGACTGTGCGATCCGTTGCGACCCTTACCCTTACCCCCTACAGTAAGGGAAGATACATAAAAAGAGATGAAAATCCAAATTAGGGTTTGGAAATAGAAGGATCTAATTGATAAACAAACATGTTATTAGTTCTTAAATCTCCTTTATCAACTAATCCATCCGCTTCTTCAGGTGTAAAGGATATATATTTCCCAAATCTACTTTCACTATTCCACCATATAAAATGGTCTATATTTTTACTTGTAGAATAATGTTTAATTAAATTTTTAGTAAATGATTTTCTAAGTTCGATAGGATTACCTAAAATATTCTCAGTAAAATATTTTTTAGCATCTCCTTTTGGGTGGGCTTTTTCTTCAAAATCAATAACAGCATCTAATAATTCTTTATTATCTATTCCATCTTCATCTGCTAAATTAGTAATAAGAGTTGTTAATTTTTCATCGGATTTATCATATTTAGTAGCTAACTGCCCTAAAGCTGTACGTTCAAACCCTTCAAATTTTCTATCTCTTCCTCCTAAACGAGCATTAGATCCTTTTACTTCTAAAGACTTTCCACTCCAATCTAAATCACCTGCACCTGCAGACGCCATTTTTACATCCTTAAATAACAACGCCATAGCTACCTCTCCTTTACCTACACCCCTTCCACTTTCTTTTCCAGAAAAATTAAACATTTTAGTAAGAGTCTCTCTAGACATTCCCGATTTTTTTTCAAAAAAGTCTAAAAAATTACCTTCCTTACCAATTTCACTATACCCGGGTTTTTCTAAATCTATATATTTTTTTAAATCACCACTATTAGATAATAAATCAAATATAACTTGTGGTGCATTAGATGTATCTACAGTTTTATCAGTAACATTTGAATCAGTAGCTACACCAAAAAATCCTTTTTCACCTGGTCTATTAATAATAAACTTATAAATCTTATCAAGGGCTTTTTGATCATCCTTAATTTGATTTAAAATCTCTTCAATATCTTGAACTGATATTTCCTTTTTTTCTTGTTCTGTAATAACTTGTTCTTGAAACTCGGGCAATGAAATTTCCCACTCATTAAGGATATCCTTAAGAACCTTAAGATCAGAGGGGCTATCCATGTCTGGATAGCCCTTCTTGCATCGGTATGCCCATTCGCTCAATAAAGCGTCTGTATTGACCATTGAATTAAATTTTTTAGCCTTTTATATTGGCAAGTTTTTTAAAGCGAGTTACTGATTCGTTGAGTCCTTTATTAACATCAGTAGCATCTGATTTTACTTTTTGGACATCATCAGCTTTATAGTTTGGATACCCAACGGCTTCATCCATTTCCTCTTCAGGTTCTTCATCAGCAGCTTCATCATCCATAGGAGCTTCTTCACCGTCCATATCCATATCCATTGCCTCATCACCTTCAGGTTCTACTATGGGTCTAAGCATATCATAAATTTGCCTTAATGTATCCATAGCTTCACCACCATCAGCAACATCAGGTTCATCAGTAGTTACTTCAATATCATCATCACCATCCTCTCCATGGACAGCTTCATCAGTTTGTTCTTCATTTAAGTAGGCTTTAAGCTCTTCTTGAATGATTTTGTTTAATTCTTCAATAGTCATTTTATTTCAATTTGAAAATTTCGTTAATTTTATTTCTAACTTCAGCTCTAATATTTTCTTTGAGCTTAATTTCTTTCATCTTATCTTCAGTAAATTTTTCATTTACTTCTTTCATAGAATGTCCTTCTAATTCCTTTAAAAAGGATTTAAAGGATGGCTTACGATCCATGTTACGAGTAACTGTTTCATAATGCATCATATATGAATAATAAGAAGGAGAGACGTTTTCTAAATTTTTTAGGATAGTTTCAGTAGCTTTTTCTCTTTGTTCTTCTTCTGATTCTCTAAGAGAAGTACCTAATTTCCCTAATTCATAATACATTCCTTTTTTAAATTCATAAGGATTTACTCTATCTAAACGAGTTCCTTGTCCCATTGAATTATTTTGCCAACCTACTATATTATCTTCTTTTTTAGGTTTATACCCATAATAATTATCATTATTTTCGTTTAATGTAGCCATTTAATGAGGTTTTGTTATAAATATATAAAAAAATTAAAAATCAGCGTTTTCCTCCATGATATTCAACAGCGTGTCCTTCCTCTATTAATTGCCTATTAACATCAATTAATGTAATACCATCTTCTCCGTTTAAGGGGGAAAGAGAATTAACCATAACGGTAGCTAATGCTCTACCATATTTACCAACTCCAGAAACTTTCAAAACACATTCGTTATCATTAAATTTTAAAATTTCTATAAGTCTATCTTTAGCAGCTAGTCCCCGTTTTTTTTCTTCTAAATCGCGAGTTCTAGATTCTGGGGTATTAATACCTTCCATTCTGACTCTCATTTTTTTCCACACTTTAAATCCTAAATCAATAGTGACATCTATTGTGTCACCATCAACTACCCTATCTACTATAGCTTTATATTCATACATTATTTAGCAAATTTTTCTAAACCTGCTATCCCAAAACTACCTAGAGTTACAAACACAAATGAATTATAGATAGCTTCATTAATTACTAAATCTTGCCCAAAATAACCGGTTGCTAAATCAGTTATAGCAAATACTACCATAATTGCAAAAGCTGAAAAACCAACTACTGATTTTTCATTAATGTCGTTTTCGTCTTTAAAAATATCTTTAAATGCCATGATTCTATTATTTTAAATTATTCTATAATTAAAACCAACTGAAAAATCATGCCATACGCGATTCCAGTACTTATGGTATTTTCCTTC